TCCATCGTTCCCTCCCAGCGCGAGTTCACGCTTGGGCAGTTTCCCATTAAGACGTATCGGGCGCTATCTGGTGCGACAGTTAAGCGCAGCTTTGGCAATAAGCCCAACAGCTACAAGCTCTCCCTTTTCTACCAGAACCTCCACGATCCTGATACCGTTGAATTGTTGCGTCATTACAGGGACACATCGGGAGGTTTTGAGCGCTTCAGGCTTCCTAACGGCCTTTTTGCTGGAATGACAAACAATTTACAGGGTTTTATTCAGTCTCCCTATGACATTCAATGGGAATACGTTGGACCTCCAACCATTCAGTCAGTGTATAGAGAAATCAGCAATGTAACCATTGAATTGCAGGGTGACATTGACCTATGACAGTTATTCGCCTTTGCCAGTTCTTTGACTACACAAGTGCAGACAAAACTGCTACATATCGACTGCAAAACTACTTCATTGGCCAGAGCAAAAATTTTAACGGGCGAGGCTACACTTTCGCGCCATTCCAAGCGGACGGCGCCATGGCAAGTCTCAATGGCGAAAACCAACAATTCCGCGTGTTGTTTCCTGCAGAGGAAATCATCGTGCGGATGGTGGAAGCTTCTGACGGAAACCGCCTCAGCGCCTTAGAGCTGACAACGGCATGGGTGACAGCCTCTGATCAACTTGTGCCAGGCTTTTCCGACTACTACATTGGCATTGGCGCAAGCTATAGCGATGAGACCGTGGAACTTCGCTTCAGGAGCGCAATGGACAGTGTAGGAGCATCGTTCCCTGCTCGCACACTAAGCGTGGACAATGTAGGCATCCTGCCGCTAAATGCTGAACTCTATCTGCAATGAGCTTCCACGACTTGATTGGGCTTAATCGGGCATGGGCCGCAGTACCTGGCGATGGAAGCGGCACTGTGGATTGCTGCCTGCTCGCTGCGGAAGTGCATAAACGTCTTGGCTATCACGACTACGCGCCAGACTTGGCTTGGGTGTTTGAGCAATACACCGACGATTCTCTGCCATCGTGGTTCATGGCTCGATGGCTGCTAAAGAATGGCACTCGCCTAGAAGGACCGGAGCCTCATGCCGTGGTGCTCATGGAGGGGCAGAATGGAGGAGCGATGGGGACAGTAATGGATGATGGGCGAATCTTGCACATTCACAAAAAGAATGGCGTGGTGATTGCTCCCATGCCTCCTGCCATTGGCCACTATTTTAGACTGCGCAAATGAATCGTCCGCTGCTGCCATACGAACACCAACTGGTGGAAGCTCTTGGTATTACCAAGCAAGAGTATCTCGACTTCTTAATGGCAACAAGGGACTATGGAAAGTCGCCTGAGCAAGTTTTAGAAGGACCTCAGAATACAGCAGCAGTTGCAGCACTTGTTCTTACCATTGTTGGCATTGTCTTTCAAGTGGCGGCAGCGTTGCTTGCTCCGCGCCCAGAAGAACAAAATCAGAGACGCCCCAGAGAGCAGCGCTTTAGTCCACGCTTCGGCTTCAACTCATCTCAGGAGCTTGCGCAATACGGCCAGCCAGTCAACCTCGTCTACTGCTCCAAGGATAATGCTCGTGGTTCGGTGCGCGTCGCCACGTCGCTCGTATGGTCTGCCGTGGAGAGCTATGGCAGCAGTCAATTCATGCAACTGCTTCTGTTGGTAGGCGCAGCGAAAGTCAAAACGATTGACTTTGAAAGAGTGGCATTTGGCCAACTTCCCTTAGGCCAATTTAGTGGTGCCAACACTTGGCTCTATTACAACCAAAATGGCAATGTCAGCTACAACAATAAAGTGTTGGGTGATGGCAAAGATCCAACTAGGGACGGGGCCCCATCGTCTTCTGACGTATGCCAATTGCGAGATGGTGACAAGCGCCTAGAGGGCTACAGCCAAGCCTTCACGCCTAGCAGTCTCACTTCCATTGGCGTTTACGATCCCATTCCAGTGAACGTGGAGATTCAGGAACGTCGCACGTCAGGGCGGCCAGACTGGGCGGACTTGGGCATTCGCATTAAGGGAGGGAGCTGGCAGTCGGGCAGTGATGTGCGCTACAAAGAAGGCGATAAGCTCACGCTTATTTTTGAGAAAGCATTTAGGCGACAAGACAAGGTGGCTCAAGAAGCCGCTAAGAACTTGCGCTATCAAATGGTGTCGTCACTTGACCAAGCTGCTGTCTACAAGCTTGGCAGCGCAAAGTTCAAGCTGGTTGGCGTGAGTGACGAGACCAACCTAGACAAGAATGAAGTGGAGGCCGTCTTTGAATGTGTGGAGCCTGGCCGCAGGCCACTCACGCCATACGACGAAACGAAAGCTAAAACGTGGGATGACAAGGACAGAGAAGACCTAGAAACCGCTCAAGAGGTGCTCAAGGCAAAAGCTTCTGACGCGGAAACAACAGGCCCCAAGCTTTTGGACGAGGCCCCTCGCGCCGATGCCATCCCCACGTTCCTCAGGAGGGTCACCAATAGCGACGACTATGACACCACCACGGAGCAATCCGGTGACGTTGAGTTTCGCTTTCTAGGCAAGCGTTATTCCTTCCAAGGCACAGAAGCCATTAGATGGAGGGACGAGCTAGACGAAAGGCAGTCTTACATCGTCACTCGCGGAGGGTCGCTGGCGAATAGCAAGAAAGAGCTTGAGCGCTTTTTGTCGGACAAGCCTCGTCTGTCTGTTGCGAAGCTACGGAAGGAGCTTGATGATGACATGGAAAAAGTGCGTCAACTTAGAGACGACGTGCTGGCAGGTGACTACGACAAGCAACTGCGTAAAGAGGCGAAGAACAATGCTGCGTTTCAAGCCGTCAAGAAAGACATTGACAGGCTTAAGGAAGAGTTGGAAAAGCGCATCTTAGAAGCGTACAAGCTCTCCCCAGAGACAGCCAAGATTAGCGGCACTCAAGTACTGACTGATGGAACAAAGCTAGAGGCAGATGGTAAGCGAATTGCGGAGTTAGAAAAGCAGATTGAGCGCCGCAGGGAGATTAAGGACGACATCCTGAGCGACAGCATTGCTGAGCGACGTAAAGCCTATTCGCAATTCCTGCGTAGGGCTACCAGCCCGTTTGTTGGTTTGGACGGCAATCGCTATGGCACTGGTGGCATTGTCGCTATCAAGAGGCGCGTTGCCGACTTGAAGGGAGAGTTCACCACTGATGCCATTGGTACAGAAGCCGTCAAAGGCTATATGGACTCCCTAATTAAAGAGAAAGAAGAAGCGATCAACTTTCTCGACTACGCCCTTAAAAACTGGGAAGACTTGCAAGGGGCTGCCGATGATAACTTCCATACCAAATGCCTCGTCAAGGCAGACTCTGCTGCCTATCAAACTGTCACTGCTTGTGACTACGTTAAGTTTTCACTGCGCTGCAAACTGTTTCGGCGCATCCAAGGGAGACAGAAAAAGTATGGGGAGAAAGACGCTCCTGATGGCTACAAGATGAGTGACAATGGCGTTCAAGGGCGCATGGCATTTTTCACTGTTAGCTACAGAAAGACTGGCGACCGCAACTACATTTCTATTCCTATCGTCTTTGCCGTTCGACGCGCAGCGGATCAAGACAACTTCATCGGGCTGGATTTCAAGGCGCCGTCTACCGCGAAGTGGGAGTTCAAGATGGAGCCCATTGGTGATATTGGCGCGGAGACTCGGGATAGTGGCCAAGGGCAGTTTGCTTTCGTTGAAAACAGCGGTAAGCGCTCTAGCTACGGACTAGGCAATGGAGGAAGAATTAAGTGGACTGGCACTCTAATCAGCGCTGGTCTGCTCAACAAGAACGCCCTGGAAGAGCGAGGCCCTATCTATACCAATGAATGGGATTTGTTCTCTGTGCGGTCTGATACCAGCACTCAATTCAGTTTTGAGGGCGGGCCTGAGTTCAAGATTACTGCCGTCACCGAGCAGCAAATAGGCGGCACAATCGGCAAGTATGAGGCCATGAGCATGGCTGCGCTTGGCGTGTATTCAGGCAAGGGCGTACAGGATTTACGTTCCATTACTGCCTATGTGACGGAAGGCAAGGAAAGCTGGGTGGTAGATGAGAAAGATGGCACGCGCAGCAGAAACGCCAACTCCACAAGTTACGCGCCTGACATTTTCGCTGACACTGTTCTTGACCTGGACAATGGGATTGGCAAATATGCCAAGCCAGAAGGTATTGACTGGGAAAGCCTGGCGCTTGCAAAGCGGTTTTGCAAGAACAATGGTTTAGGCGTCCGCTTGTTCATGGACGGCGTGATTGCCGACTTGTCATCGTGGCGGCAGTTCTGGGCGGAAGTGGCTCCTTACAGCCTGCTGGAGCTTGCAAGGATTGGCGGCAAGGAAACCCTCATCCCTGCAGTGCCAACCAACAGAAGGGGAGAGGCGAATCGTGAGGTGACAATTTCTGCCATGTTCACGGCAGGCAACATCCTTGAAGGCAGCTACAAGGAAGAGTTTGTGGACTATGGCGACAGTTCACAAGACCTCATTGCCACTGTCATCTATCGAGACACGGAAGTACAAGACGTGTTTCCACGCAATGCAAGTGTGCAAGTGAGCCTAAATGACGTACAGGAGGGCACTGCCATCAGGCAGACGTTTGACTTATCGCAATTTGTCACACAGCGGGAACAGGCCGTCTTGTTCGGTAAGTTGTTGTGTAACCAGCGGCGATGGATGAGGCGGGGGGTTGAGTTCAAGACATTCCCCACTGACTCTCCCGTGTCGCCTGGAAGCTACATCTACGTGGACATTGGGCTCAACACTTGGGACCGCATCTCCTCCGGCATGATCATGCAAGGCGGGGAACTCAACATTCCACTGCGTTCCTCCATCGTTAGTGGCAACTACGACATGCTTGTGTATCAAGCAGGAAAAAAAGTCGAGAGTTTGTCTGGCGTGGCCGTCGTGAATAATGCCACAACCGGAGTCATTAGCGCAGCTTCCCTTGCAAGCAGAGAGGGTGCGATGTTTGTGCTTGGCGTGAAGAACAACAGAAAGCGCGTGTTCAGAGTGACAGAGGTGGCAATGGACGAGGAAGGAGAGGTGACTATCAAGGCCATGGAACACCCATGTCAAGATTCCGCCGGAAAGCTCTTGAGTAGGGTTGCAAACTTCTCCGACAGCCTATTCAAGGTGCTATAGGGCATTGGTGGTACTTAGTGGCTAAGCTGATAGAAAACAATAGGTGATATGGGCTTCTATACTGGCCGCACCGGATCACTGGTTTTTGACGGCAAGCCGGTAGCGAAAATCCGTGACTGGTCGCTTGAGACCACGGTAGAGCTGCTCTCCACTAATGACATTAGCAGTGTTGCCAATACATTCACCCCTGGCGTGAAAGGTGCTACTGGCAGTGCAACGCTTCTTTACTATCGCCTGGAGAGTGGAGAAGGTGCAGTTTATACGGAGTTCACAAGGTTGTTGGGTAACATAATGCGGAGCGGGGCGATCACTGATAATCAAAAAGTGAGACTCATTCTGAACGTGGGCAATCAAGCGCCAGACGATATTCGCTTGGACGCTTTCATTACTTCCGCGCAAGTCGGCTCTAGCACTGGAGAACTGAGCACGGTCTCCATTCAGTTCACGATGGACGGCGACTTCCTTGACGTGATTGAATAAGAAACAGCATGACAGTATTCGTTGGGCACAAAGGGAACATCCGACTTCGGCGTGGATTAAAGCTGAGCTATGGGCGACTGAGTGAGCAGATAGTACCAGACGACGTAAACCTGTCACTCAACCGACTTAGCTTTGACAATGCTATTGACAACCTGCTAACGGGCGACCGGCTAGAGATGCTCACTAGCGATCCGCGAAAGCTCGTTTGCTTTCCTCCATCGACCTGGCTTGACAACCGGTTAAACGATGAAGTGAGCCTCTACATCAATGTGAATGCAGCGGGCGGCTTGCGATTCTTCCTCAGCTTTGAGGATGCTGTAAACAACGTAAGGGCGAGAGAAGTGCCTCTGCAGGCTTTTACTGGCGCTCCTCTTGACATTGAGATACAAGTGAAGGACACGGCCTATAACGTGCTTGGCAATGTCACTAGCTATACGTTCAACACCGACCGTGAGGCCATTGACACAACCAGCCTTGCGGACAAGTTTCGCAGCCAGTACACGGCTGGCTTAATCAGCGGCAATGGCACCATTGATTGCTTGTTTGACTACAAGACCAGCGGAGCAAAGGAAATGCCCTTGCTCATGCTTCAACTCATTCAGCGACTAGACATTGGCAGCGAGTTTGACCTTGCGCTTTACTTAACTGACGGCACATCCACCCCTGGCGCAAGTAGCGTCTTCTACGAAGTGGGGGCGATGGTGACAAGGGCAGGAATTACAGTGGAGGATAGCTCCATTGTCTCTTGCACTATTGACTTCGTAAGCACTGGCGAAATCAAGCTTCTTGTTGGCCAGCCTTCGGGCTACATCCTGAAAGAAGATGCTGGCTTGATTGGCCTTGAACAGTCGCTAGACTTCCTCTTACAAGAAGTGGAAGATTAGACTAAGCATAACTGTTGAGAGGATACCACCTTGGCTGACCAAAGAATCTCACAACTGCCAGCGCTGCCATTAGCAGCAATAGCATCTGGAGACTTATTGGCGGTTGTTGATGTTTCGGCGTCACAAACCAAGAAGACCACTGTTAGCGAGCTGGTTGCTGCTGGCGTGGCATTGGTCCCTAGCGGCACTCTCAACCTTGGCCTGTTCAACCAGAACAGCACTACCAAGCTCGGCACTGCCTCCATTGCCGATGATGCCATTACGGCAGCAAAGCTGGCAAACGACAGTTCCATTGCCGTGCAGACCACGGCGCCTAGCGGGGATAACTTTGAAGGGAGAGGCTTTTTCAATAGCTCCACTGGCAACCTGCAAGTTTTCAATGGGACGAGCTACCAGCAAGTAGTGCTTGGCGCTTCAGGGATTAGCGATGGGTCGATCAGTGCGGCGAAGATTGCAAGTGGCACGATCACCACGGCTCAAATTGTTTCTTCTGGCTTGAACACTGCTGCCTATGCCGATGGCAGTGTGTCTGCCGCGAAGATTGCAAGCGGCACGATCACGACTGCGCAAATTGCAAGCGGCACGATCTTGGCTGGCAACATTGCCACTGGCACAATCACTGGCACTCGCCTGGCTGCTAACACTGTCAACTACGACCGCATCCAAGCAGTGTCCTCTGGAGACCGACTCCTAGGGCGTAGCTCGGCCACTAGCGGCACCATCGAAGAGATTGTCTGCACGGCTGCGGGAAGGGCCTTGCTGGACGATGCAGACGCCACTACGCAGCGTGCAACGCTCGGCCTAGGCACGCTTGCTACTGCCAATGGCACTTGGACGAATGGCAGTAGCTTTGCAGGCACCAGCACTGGTACTAACACGGGCGATCAGACAATCACGCTGACGGGCGACGTGACTGGCACTGGTAGCGGCACGTTTGCTGCCACCATTGCAAGTGGAGTGGTCAGTTCTGGGAAGATTGCCGATGGAGCAGTCATTGCAGCCAAGCTAGGAGACAATGCCGTAACGGCTGACAAGCTCAACGACAATTCTGCAACAGTCGTGGGCACTGCAGCCCCTGTCGCCAGTGGTGCATTTATTGGCCAGCAGCATGTCAATACCAACACGGGCTTTGAATATACGTGGACTGGATCAGCTTGGCAGCGGCTAAGCGGAGTGGCAACCTTGGCTTTTTCTGGCAGCACTCCCCTTACTTTCTCTCCATCGTATCCCGACAATTTCAGTGCCACGATCACTGTCAGCAGTAGCGCTCAGTCTGCCAACACTGTCTGGGCGGGACCAACAAGCGGCAGTGGCGTAGCCCCCACCTTCCGGGCACTGGTGGCTGGCGATCTGCCCCTGGCGACCAGTGGCACTGTTGGAGCGACGAGGCCAGGTACTGGCTTGAGCGTGACCAGTGGCGTTCTTAATCATGCCAATAGCGTGTCCGGTGCCACGATCAATGGTTTCACTTTTGACAGCCAAGGCCATATTTCTGCCGCCACTGGACTGACTTCTCTTGACATTCCGGCTTTAGATGCCTCTAAGGTCGAAACCGGGGAGTTCCCGACAGAGCGCTTTGCCGATAATTCCGTCAATGGCGCAAAGCTGGCAGACTACTCAACTGCTCAAATTGCCAATACTTCTCCGCAGGCCGAATATACTGGCCAGCTTTTCTTCAACCCATTGGAGCGCAGCTTTTTTATGTGGGATGGCAATGTCTGGCAGCCCATCGGCATTAGCGTTGGAGGCATTATTTTCGCTGGCACTTACAACGCCGCCAATAATACAGTTGCGACTGTTACGGATCAAGGTGATGCCATTGGCTTGGTCGTGGGAAGTGGTCTGCCTGCTGCTGCGGACGAGAATAATGGCTTCTATGTCGTGGTATCAAGTGGTGGCACCGGCACGTCTCCTGCACCTGGCGTTGTGCTCGCGCCTCCTGATTTGATCCTAAGCAACGGAAGCTCTTGGACTGAAATTGATTTAAGTACAAATGCCGTCGGACAAACCGCTTCCGCTGTTGCGTTTGTTCCCAGTGGAACAATAACTGCAACCAACACGCAAGATGCAGTGGTGCAAGTATTGAATCAGTCAAACAACACAAACAGTCGTTTTTATGGCGTAGGTGCTGATACTGCAGCACTGCCATCGTTTGTTTGGCAAAACGATACAGACACTGGCATGTTTAGGGCTGCTGCCAATACGCCTGCGATGGCGGCAAGCGGAGTGGAAATGTTCCGCCTCGACTTTGGTAATTCCCAGTCGGCGGGCGGGCGACGAATGCTGTTTGCTGCCACTACAGAAATTTCAACAAGCAATGGCGCCCTCTATTTGAACGCGGCTTCCAACACGTTCCTGCTTACGACGATCACTGACACAACAGCATCTGCGGCCAATGCCTTTCTTACTTCAGGCGGTCGCATCCAGCGCTCCACTTCCTCCATTCGTTACAAGACAGACGTAGAAACCGCCAACCTAGAACAGAGCAAGGAAATCGTCTACGGGACGAGGCCCGTGTGGTATCGCTCTATTTGCGAGGGCGATCCAAAAGAAAATAGTTACTGGGGCTTTATTGCCGAGGAAGTGGCAGAGATTGATCCACGTCTTGTCCACCACAACGCAGAAGGAGCGCCTGACGGCGTGCAATACGACCGTTACGTTGTCCACCTTGTCAACGTAGTGCAAGAGCAGCGTGCGCAAATTGAAGCCCTTGAAGCTCGCCTTTCCGCCCTGGAGCAGCAGTAGACTGTCGCTTTCTTTCTTTCCCCATGGCAGTCAAGGCTAAAACTGGTATCAGTGGGCAGCGCAACCAGCGCCCAGTGTCTCGCCCTAAGAAAACTCGGCAGGGCAATGGCGCCCACAGCAAGCCAAGTCACGGCAGAAAGCTAAGCCGAGGACAAGGTAGCTAATCTCTTCTGCCCGTAATGCGCGGGCCTAATCATCACTATGGCCCGCGTCAATCCTCCAGCTTCGGTCAATAGCCTTTTCGTTCACAACAAGGCTCGACCTTCAAGGCCCCGCAAAAAGGCCGTTGTCGAAAAGGTTATCACGCCGGAAATTGACCTCAATCTTGACAGGCTAGAAGTCAACATTACGGACTTTACTGGCGGCACGCCCACGCAGAACTTACAGGCAGCAGTTGATGCAGCGGATGCGCTGAACCGGCCCACCGTCATCAAGATGGAGCATGGCGTCACCTATACGATGACGGCGACGATTGCTGTTCCTAAGAACAACATCCTGATTGATCTCAACCAATCAATCATCACGAGGAACTCTAACTACGGAAACACGTTTGAGTTTGGGTACGATATCCCCAATCTTAATACCTATCGCAGGGCATTTGCCCGTACAGGTATCATCAACGGGAAAATCACTGCAGTAGCCAGCACGATGCTGAGCGGCTGGCATGTGTCATTCAGACACATCTGGATGCCTGTGTTTGAAAACCTCCTGATAGAAGAAGGTAACTCAGGGATCGAGGTGAGGAGCTGTGCTGAGCTGAGGGCACGAAACTTCTACATAGACATTCAGGACAGGCCCGGAACCTCGGCTGGTAGGTATGGCCTACTTATTGGGGCCATTGGTTCGGGCTTCTACACAGGGGCTAATCACTTCATCGCAGACTTCAACATCTGGGGGAGCCGCCCATCACTCAATCCGTTCCCAGGATCATCCCTTTCTGTCGGACTTCGTGTTATTGGATGTGATGGACTTTGGGCTACTCAAGGTCACATCGCTGGAACCCAGGATGCCAACTATCAACTGCTAAGTCAGTTCGGAGACTTTATCGGCAACGTCTCTTTTGTGAACTGCATGTCTGATAAGTGCGTCGGGACGGGTTTGGCCATTAGCGCAACCAACGGGACCATCACCAGTGTATTCTGGGATGGGTGGATCTCCGGCGGTGGAGCGAGGACCATCAACGAGAAGACAGATACACTTACAAAAGGCGCATCTGGTGGGACAGACTTACTAACAGAGTCCTCGGTTACGCTTGTCAAAGAGGTCAAGCAAGGGAGCACTATCTACACGGAAGGAGTAGACTACAATGTAACAACAAGCGGCATTGATTGGTCACCTGCTGGAGCCGAGCCAACTACGGGCTCCACCTACACGGTGACATACGCATTCAGCGGAGCAGCTTTCCAAATCATCAATAATGGGTATGGAGTCAATATCTCCGGCCCTGGAGCAACTGCTACAGGGAGCTGGCCGATAAGGGATGTAAGCATAAAAGGACGAATCGGTGGTCACACGCTAGACGCTCTTAGGGTTAGCTCGTTGCGTACAAGCAACATCCAACTAACCAACTTAAACATAGCCACCAACGTAGCTAGAAGCTCGGGCCACGGAGGCATCCTGATAGAGCGAGGGCAAAATATCCTAATTGATAACTACATAATCAACGGCTGGAATAACGCTCAGTACGGCATCCGAGTACGGACTGAACCAGCTACTGGAGTCGAGGCAATAGGCTTAACTGATGACATAACCATCGGCACTGGTCGAATTCGAAACTGCGACTGGTATAACGATGACTTCGAAGGCATTCCAGGTATCGGTGTTCAGGTTACCGCCACCCCTACAAACGTCGTAATCGACGGCTGTAACGCCCTAAACAACCCAACAAGCATCATAGAAAGGAGTTCCGATACCCACAACTTCCCTCCAGTGGTCCGTAACTCCCCCGGCATTGACCCATCAACCTTCACCTCCGCATGGAGCCCAGGCACCATCGCCGCAAACGATGTGGCGACCCTGAATATCTCAGCCCCTGGAGTAAAACTGGGAGACTTTATCAACAAAATTTCTTATGACGAAAACACCACTAACGCTACATTTTTGTTTGGTCAATGCCGCACTGACGTCATCTCTGTGTGGCTGCGGAATGAATCCACTACCTCAACGACCGTCGCCACCGGCACCGTGACTCTTGAGGTGTCTAGGAAGTATTGACGAGGCAAGCGCTGGCTGATAGGATGGGCTGCCCGCTCTTTTCCCATGGCCTTCGTTAACACTGTTTCCTTTGCCCACCGCTTCTCTACTGAAGAAGCTGATATGGGGCCTGCTTATGAGGAAGTGAACATGACAGTCAGCAACGACAATGCGCGTGCATTGTGCGAAGCGTTCTTTCGCTTTGCAATGGCCACTGGCTATATGCCCGTTACCATCCTTAATGCCTTCGGTGCAATGGAGGAAGAGTATGGCTTCTTGCGCCGTGGCGAGATCGTTGTGAGCACTGCACCCTTAGAATAGGGGCATTGTCAATGTAGCGTGACGGATGACAGCCCCTGGCGCGTACGACATAGTTATCTACCAAGGGGCCACTTTCGATCTGCCCGTTCAGTACAAGGACAGCACTGGCTCGCCTGTTAATATGAGCGGCTACACCACTAGCGGCACTCTATGGAACCGAACAGGCACGACTAAAATTGCCACTTTTGATTTGCCGTGGACAGTGCAAGCGAGCGGCATGTTTAAGATGCGACTGGCAGCTTCCGTGACCAGTGGCATCACAGAACAAGGGCGCTATGACATTTTAGTGACAAAGCCCAGTGGGGACAAGTTTTACCTTCTGGAAGGCACAGCCTTTTGGAATCTTGGCTTGACGGGGCGCCAATCATGACGCAAGTAACAGTAACTACGCAGCAAACGCAAGTGGTCGTCGGAGAGGGGCAATCTAGTCTTGTTGTTTCCCCATCGTCCCCCGTTGCATTAGAAGTGTGGCAGCCTGGAATGGCGCCTGGCGGCAGCACTAATGATCTGCTGGTCAAAAGCTCAAGTCAGGATTATGACAGTGAATGGACGGATCAGCCAATTGTTGATAAGTTGCGTTTTGACTTGACAGCGAACGAGGCTGTAGGCAATGGTGAGATTGCTTGGAACGCAGACGAAGGCACTCTTGAACTAGGGAAAGGGGGTATTAGCAACTACATCGGCCAAGAAACGATGGTGCTATGCCGCAACAATAGCAATACGGTCCCTATTCCCAAGGGGACTGCCGTGAGGTTTGCTGGCTCTGTTGGCAACAGTGGGCGCATTAAAGTGGCGCCAATGATTGCTGATGGCACGCTGCCTGGCTACGTTTTCTTTGGTGTGACAGACCAAGAAATCAGTGGAGCTGGCGATGGCTATGTGACAGTGTTTGGAAAGATTCGTGGTGTCAATACCAAAAGTTACGTTGATGGCGACATTCTTTGGTGCAACCCAAGTGTTCCCGGCGGGTTTACAAAGACCGAGCCGCAAGCTCCCAATTTGAAACTGGCAGTGGCCGCTGTAATCAGTGCCGCCAATAATGGCGTCATTTTTGTTCGCTGGGACACTGGTAGGCGACTTCAAGACTTGCATGACGTGGAAGCCAATGGCTCAAAAGACGACGGCGACGCTCTTGCTTGGAACGCTTCTGCTAGCCGCTGGGAGCCAACAGACAGGCTTACGCTCTTAGAACAAAGAGTGGCAGCGCTAGAAGCAATCGTCTCTCCATAGCTTTTGCCACTAAGATAAAAAGATAGGAGCTTGCTGATTATGGCCCAGAGAGTTGTCAATGGTGAGCAGTACCAAGCCGTACTCCTGGGGGGAGATGTAGACGGAGCCAGTATCAGTGTAGACGGCAGGGCATATCGTTCAGTGGTGAGCTTTAACCGTCCCGGCAATGCGTCTGGATATACTGCTGGTGACGTGGTTGGTGGGGCGACTTCTGCCATTCACACTTTCAGCGGAGTTGGCCCTAGTGGCGGTTCAGTGTTAGCCCAAAGTGCTTCTTTGCTGATTGGCAAAACTGCTGTGCCATCGGGAATGGCAGGATTCCGATTGCATTTGTTCAATAGCAGCCCCAGTGCAGTTGCCGACAATGCAGTGTTCAACGTGGCAAGCGGAGAGATTGATGCCTACATGGGCCATGTTGACTTTCCCACGCCCATCGACATGGGAGACGTGCTCTTCGCGCAAGTGGACTACATTGGTCGTCAATTGAAGTTGGCAAGCGGGCAAACATCTATCTTTGCGGAGCTGGAGACAAGAGGAGCATATACGCCAGCCAGTGGCACTGCCTATCAAGTGCGCATGAGCACGTTAGAGGTGGGCCTTGCATGATTTATCCAGCCAGTTACGATATTACCATCCTCCAAAACTCCACTTGGAAGGCTGCTCTTCGCGTGACTAATGAGCGGCAAGATTTAACTGCTGTTACCGTTAGTGGCTCTGGCGTTACCTTTTCTAAGGCTTGCCACAAGCTCTTGGCGAATGATCGGGTGGTATTTACAGCAGATCCCATTGGGACAGGAGATGTTGTATTGCCTTGCGGGCTGGAATTGAATCGCGTTTACTTTGTAATTGCGTCAGGGCTTAGCTCAAGCGCTTTCAAGGTTGCGTCTACGATTAGCGGAACCGAGCTGAATGTAAGTGGCACTGCTTCTGGACAGTTTTATGTTGCCAAACCCATTGATCTTAATGGCTATATTGTTGATGCCGACCTTCATAATCCCATCACCGAGCAACAAGTGGCAACTTTTGTCTGCTCAATCACAGACGCGGCCAACGGTGAAATCCTAATGAGCATGGCTCCTGCTGTTTCTTCTGGGCTTGGCCAAGGTTCTTATTCTTATGATGTAAGCCTGACAAGCGCGGGAGGAGAAAGGTATTACTGGCTTTCAGGCGATGCAACAGTTCAACGGACGTTCTCTAGGAATTGATCATGAGTTTCCAGCAAGCAGTCGTAGCGATTATTGAGACCGGGGAAACCGAAGTTAATGTTGCGCTGCCTGGCGTGCAAGGCGCTGTCGGCACAAGCAGTTTCGCCACGATTTCTGGCACCAGTTACGCACTGTCAGAGGCTGACCGTAGCAAGATCCTGCGTTTTACCAGCAATTCCAACGTAACCGTCACAGTGCCCACTGGACTCACGCCAACCTTTGATTGCATGTTTGTCCAGACTGGCTCCGGGCAAGTGATTGCTTCTGGTGCTTCTGGGGTGACGATTAACGCAGCGCTAAACGCAACTCGCACTGCCTATCGGTATGCGGTGGCAACCCTACTTCCCATTGGCACTGATGCTTATATCCTTTCCGGGGAGGTGACGGCATGAGTATAGCCATTCCTAGCCTAAGAGGAGCGATTGCGGTTCCTTCGTGGGCCAAGAACGACCTCTGGCGCCGCGCCCGTGCTGTGCCCTCCCTGGACCTGCGCTTCGCTGAGTCCAAGTCGCTGATTGATGCGGTCAGCGGGCAGCAACTGATCACGTTCAGCCGGGCGAGCAATGGTGCAGTTGTGAACAGCGCGGGTCAGATCGAGATCGTTGCGGCGAACGTGCCGAGGTTTGATCACAACCCTGTGACGCTGGAGAGCTTGGGCCTGCTGGTGGAGGAGCAGAGGACCAACAGCGTCACCAACAACACGATGGTTGGGGCAGTTGCTGGTACACCAGGAACAAACCCCACTGGATGGGCCTATGCCACGGCTCAGAGCAACGGGCTGACGATAAGCATTGCTGGCACTGGAGTTGAAAACGGTATCAATTACATTGATTATCGCTTCAACGGTACAACTGTTGCCAGCCCTAACCCATGTGCAATTGGTATTGTCAATGCGACTGCTGCTACGGCTCAAACATGGACGGCTTCAACGTATTGGAAACTAGCCGCAGGGACTACGGCAGGGACCAACGCTTGGCAGCTTGGCTTGATTGAAAACACCGCAGGCGGTACGTTTGTTACGGGTGCTTTCTATTCCCAAACTGCGCCGACATCTGCAGCGTTAATTACACAGCGTCCTACTGCAACAAGGACACTATCAGGTGGTGGAACGGTCGGCATGGTTACACTGCCGATAAACATTCCTGTTGCAGGGAACACCGCCATTGACTTCACCCTCCGCATCGGCCTGCCCCAGCTAGAGCAGGGCGCGTTTGCTACGAGCGTAATCCCGACATCAGGCACAGCCGTCACCCGCAGCGCCAGCCTCGCGGACATCGTCGATCAAGCCATCGCCAATAACATCCGCACGCTGTGTCTGGAGTTCCGCAGTCCAGCCAGCGGCACGCGAGGCGTCGTCAGCCTCAACGACAACACGGCCAACGAACGTGCAGCGGTGATCACTAGCGGTACCGATCCGCGCCTGGTGGTGCATGACGGCGGAGTTGAGCAGGCCAACATTGACGGCGGCACCGTGACGGCGAACACCCGCACCCGCGTGGCGGTGCGGATCAACGCGAACGACTTCTCCATCAGCGTCAACGGCGGCGCGGTGGTGACTGACACCAGCGGCACGCTGCCCACTGTGGATCGACTGATGCTGGGCCGCACGCAGGCTGGTGAGTATCTCAACGGCCCACTGGCCCGCGTGACCGGCTGGACGCAGTTGGTGCCGGATTCAACCCTGCAGGAGCTGGCCCGATGAGCTTCTACTGCTACCGCTTCCCCGACCGCCAACAGTTCCGCAGCCTGGCCGCCGCCGAGGGCCTGATCAACGATGACGGCGAGCTGATCACCAGCAGCCACACCCACGCCCTCGATGAGGTTGGCACCATCTACGAGGGCGGCACCTACGACCCCGAGACGGGCGAAGTGATCACCCCGCCCGTTGCGCTCTCCGGCTGGCACGTCAACACCATCGGCCTAGCCCCTGAGGCATGGGACCAATACCTCGTGGTGGTCAATTCCCCCGCCCGAATCTTCCTCGGCGGTGCCGCGCAGGCCCCTGACACCGCCACCCTGGAGGCCATGAATCAATGACCAATCCATATCTACGCGCTGCCCAGAAACTCCCCGCCCTCCGTCAGCAAGCCGCCGAACGCCTCTACAAGCGCCCCGAACACGCAGGTCGCCGTGATAGTGCGCCGAGCCGAGAACCGCAAAGGCCGGTTCATAGCGGACGATCCCCGCACTCCTGAGGATGAGGAATGGGAAGAACTGTCCTGACCTCGCTGATGATCGTCACCGCGCCGATAGTGGTGTCGGGATTTGCTGCGGCGCTGCAAGCTCCAGTGTGGGTTGCAGCAGTTTTGCTACTGCCCGCTTATGCCGTGCTGGCTGAGTTCATCCAGCCGTAAAAACGCTGGTAAACTATAAACAACACCGCCGATCACGCCATGACTGTTGAAACTCGCGCAGCATGGATGATCGGCACCTATCGCAACGTCGTCCTCGCGCCGAGTCCACCAAATGGCCCGACTGCGCAGAAGTTCGGCTGGGCTGATGTTCTAGCCCGGCTCGCGCTGAACCCTGCCGACCCGGCGCCTGTTGCCCGGCTCATGGCGCTGCTGACCAGTACGCAGTGCCGGTTCAACGAGTCGTTCATGCCTGCTGGCGCGGGCTGGATCCTCTGCAAGCACTGGGACCGCTTCACGCCGGAGCAACGGGCCACGCTGGTGGCCAAGCTGAAAACAATCAGCGGCCTGCTGAATCACGGAACGGAGAACCATTTCCTGATCAAGTACGTCGGCGCCTCGCTATTCGCCCAGCTCTGGCCCAGCGAAACGGGTTGGTATGACGCGATTACCAAACGGCGCATGTCAAGCGCTGAGTTTGGCGCTGTCGTGAAACAACGCCTGCTGGTGACGCTGAGCAGCTATTTCGACAAGGCATACAACGAACACCTCTCCCCGAACTACCTGCCGGTTCATCTCTACCCGCTGCACGCGCTCTACAACTGCTCCACCGATCCCGATCTCAAGGCTGCCGCTGATGCCGTGCTCACCTATCACGCCGCAGACATGGCGGCTAACTTCTTTCACGGCAACACCATCGCGCCATTCAACCGGCCTGGCCCCTACCGGAACATCGACCCGCAGCGCAACACGATCCTCAACACCCACCTCAAGGCGCTGTACTGGCTGTATTGGGCTGAGCTGATGCCGGTCAGCGACACCCCGCCGATGCGGTTCCCGTCGCTGAACTCGTTTGAGGAGGCCCGCCACTTCGCCGTGTGCGCTGCCATCTCCGCCTGGCGCCCGCCCGCGATGCTCGCTGATCTGGCCGCTGGTGCTGGCGTGCCGTTCACCCTGCGCGGGTCTGCCGCAGGGTTCGGAGAGTTCGCCCGTGGTGATGCTGCCTACACCGAGCGCACCGTTTACCGCCATCAGGAGTACGCCATCGGCAGCGGGAACTTCACAACCAACATCAGCAGCCCAGTGCCCGCCCGTGACCGGGGCCTGAGCGAGCGCTGCGGCCATCAGACCCTGCTGCGCACCACCAAGCCGCTGGCGGAGATTGCCTGCACTCACCCCTACTGGCGCACTGCTCCTGGCCAGTACGCCTGGCTCAGCCGCAGCTCACCGTTTCAGCAGAACGCCCAGCACGAATCAACGCTGATCAGTCTGTTCAACATCCCTGCCACCGATCCGTTCAGGGGCCGCACCGACCGCACCTGGGAGACGTACCGGGGCCCGATGATTCAGCAGGCATGGGTCCGCTGGCCTAAGGGCCTCGATGAGGCCGTGCAGGACCGTGGCTGGCACTTCCTGCGGGAGGGCTCCAGCTACGTCGCCATCCGCGCTTGGGGGCCGTCGGAGCTGATCTCCGGTGAGTTCCCCGATATGACAGTTCTGCGCAGCAACGGCGCTCAGAACGTCGTGGTGATGGACGTGGCCAGCGCTGTCGAGTTCGCCGGCTTCGCCTCGTTCCGCGCCGCCGTGCTCGCTGCTCCGCTGTCGGTTGACCTGGCGGGTCCGTCTGTCAGCTACAGAAACGTGCGCGGCGACATCATCACCGCATCTTGGGGCACGTTCAATCCGGCCAGCCAGATCATCGAATCGTTCCCGCGTCTGGCGGTGAACGGCCAGGCTCAGTCGGCGCGATCTACTGCCGTCATGCAGTCCGGGCCCATCAGCCTGAGCAACCGGCAGCTCAAGGTGAAGACTCCCACCGGCAGTCTGTCCGTGGACTGGAGGGGCAGCCTGCCAGTGAAAGGGCAGTAATAAGACAAACCTTGGCCCTGGTCAGCCAATTTGCTCAGCGTCAATTCTATTATTGGTGCTCTTGCTGATGACTGCGATAGCACTTTGTCCTGCACTCATACTGACAAGACAGTGACCACGCGGCAATACAGCACGAAAGCAGTCCCCAGGTAATAATTACACCAGCAGTCATCGCTCTACGGCAACATACCAGCCAGTATTAGCTCCATCCACTTCCCATCGCTTCAACCAATTCTTCCGCGAATAGGCAATTCCTTTCCCTTTGGAATTATTCACGTAGCCGCCATGCACCATATCAGCTTCCCCATTGGGATCATTGTGGATGAAGTGCAATGGTGTAAAACCAGTGACTACTGACCAGTGGCCACCGCCTGAAGGGCTGCTAACACTTCCTTTGTGCAACCAACCTACAAGCACAGGACGCCCTGCTCTGATCTCTTTCTCAAGAAACGCAGCATTGCCGTTAGTGCCGAAGCGTGTTTTTAGCCCAAGGCTTTGCAGGGCTTTTACGTGGGCATTGCCATTGGTAGTATCTCCAAAGCGGGCGCGAATCTTGTTATATGCGTCATCACTGCTGATTTTCCCATAGAACTTTGCGACCATTGCAGCAGCACTGCTAAAGCATTCTCTCCATCCTGTACCAGAAACGTTGTCGTTTTGGTATTCATACGGCACACTCAATTGCACGCTGCCCGCTGGAGGCTTGGGAGTGACTGGCAATAGCGGCTCTTTCACTGGCACTGCAGCCCTAAACATTTCCAAGAACTCTGCCCGTTTGTCTGCTGAGAATTGCTCCCACGCCCATTGCCAAGCTGCATCTTGATGAGGCAAAGGGGACGATGGATCAGTGTGACGGGCTGCCTGCAGGAAATTGCTCATTATTCTGGGAGATTTGGAAGAGAGTCGTTTAATGCTTTATCCAGTTGCTGATAGCCTTTGCGTCCCCAAAATGCCGCCACTGGCTCAATGATGCCTTTCACTATTGCAAGCCAAATACCGCGAGCAGCGATGGTGCCAATGGCAGCATCAACAGCTACGCGCCAATCGTCTAGCGTCATCAGTCTTCGGGCAGGAATCGACCATGGCGATCACGCGGGCGACTCTTCTTCTTTGTCTTATGCTTTAGCTCGTAAGGAAAGACGGTAGATGCACTGCGCAACAAAACTTGCAGAACAGAGTTGTCCTTGTACTTGGACATGCCGATTAGCTCGCTCAGCGCAAAGAGCCCGAAGCCAATCAGTACCTCCATGTTTTCTTCTACCATGACACCTCCAAAGGCTAGAGACAGCCTAACAGGAACTATGGAGCAGAGCTTCTATTGGTTTCAAGAGTTCTCACGCGAGCCTCTAGTTCTTGCACGTTTTCCGTGAGAGCTTCTAGGTTTTTAGTGATGCCTTCAATTTGAGCGGTTATCCGGGCCTGTTGATTGCCAATAGCAATCATCATACCGCCAGAAGCCATGAGCATTCCTGCCGTTACCGTTGCGGCAATCTTGGAAAGAGCTTCTAGCACTAGCTCAATGCAATGTTTTCTGTATTCTAAGCATCAATATGCGGGCCACTAAAGCACTAAGCCAGCCTGCTATCGTCTAGGAAAGCGAATAGCGCGATGGTCGGAGAGCACGGGCCTGATGATCTTCTCCACTCTCTCATTGAATTACGACCATCTGAGGCAAAGCGCCGCTTTCGCAAGAGCATTTTTGAAGACTATCCGCTAAGGGGACCAATGGGGCAGGCGGCTTGCGCTTATTGCGGCAAGTGGCATGAGAAGCTGACGCTTGATCACATTGTCCCCAAGAGCAAAGGAGGCCCGCACTTTGCAAGGTATAACCTCGCTCCATCGTGTTTGGCCTGCAATGCTTCTAAGTCCAACCTGGGCTTGTTTGAATGGTGGAGGCCACAGAGGTTTTGGACTGAACAGCGCGAGGAAGTGTTAATGGCCTGGATACATGCCCATAGCTTTGTCAGTGCCCACACCAACATTGGAAGCTGGGAGCAATGGATGGAAGAGTGTCAAAGAGTGATACCAGTGCATGAACAGAGAAAAGAAAAGGCGGCTCAGTGGCCGCCCATGCTTTTGTTGAAGGTTAGTTGACTGGCGGAAACATGCTTTCTGAAGGCCCTAACCTGACGGAGGGCATAGGGCAAAAGCCGTCTTCGCACTGCGCTTCGACCATGGCTGACAAGTCTTCAGCGATGGCAGTTGCCTCTGCTGCAACCGTGCCGATTAGGCGCTCAAGGTACCACTGGGCTTTACGCAAGTCTTCAGCATGGTTTTTCTTTTCGTAACGCCATAGGTATTTTTGGCAGTTGCCTTTAAGGAAGCCCTTGAACGCTTCTGCGCTCATTGATGCTTCCATTGCTTCAATACATTCGACGGTGCCGGATGTGTAGTGCTGGGGATTGATGGGGTCGCTCATGGTCAGAATTGGTAGTTGTTTTCCTCAAAGGCTTTGAACACTTCAGGGGCAATGGGGCGAGCAAGCACTTGCAACGATCTTGCATAGGCAGCAATTTCACTCTGGGCGCCTTTTTCAACGCGCAGTGAAATGAAGTGAAGCAGCGTCTGCAGGGAGCACGTCCAGACAAAAGAGCTATACATACAAGGCGGCAGAATTGCCCTAGATTGCTCTTTGCTCACTCCCGTCAGCAGAAGCCCCTCATAAGCCTGTATGCAGCCCTGCAGGGCCTGTGCGTAAAGCTGGTGGGCCAATGCTTGATCATTGCCGTCTAGGAATCCCTCAGAGGCTTGTCGGTTGCTTTTGCTTTGTTTGGCAAAGTGTGTTGGCGTGTAGAACTGAGCATCCTCTGCTGAGCAGTATCGAAAACTTTTCTCGTTCCAGCCAAGCTGATCATCGACGTAAGTAGATGCAACGGTGTGCTTCCACCACTGCCGACAAATGAACAGTGGAGCTTTCACAAACCATTTGAACACCACGCCTCTGAATGGGCTTGTGTGGTGCTCGCGGGCCAGGTAGTTGACGAGCTTTTCGTCTCGCTCTGACCATTGCTCAGAACACTGCTCAAAGCTCTGTCTGGCATCGTTCACTACAGACAGGCTGTTCCCCATGGAATCGACAAGCACCACAAGGCTCTTGCTATCGCCCAATGGGTCGATGGAAGGAAGGTTCATTTGGCCCCCAGAAAGCGAATAGTGGCGCAAACAAAACACCAGTCAAAGTAGGAAAGAACGAACGGTAAGGGGAAAAGGGTGGCGCAAGTCATCAGCAGCCACCCTCCAAAGAAGATGGTGACAATGCCTCCAAGAGCCGTTCCTGTCACTTCTGCGAGCGTGACTGGCCAGTCTGTCTTGCCTAGTGGTGCCATGGGGAAAGAATCAAGGGCTTGCTCACTGTAGGGCTTTCCGTCAATGCTGGCAAGGGTTTTCGGCTGTCACGGCCAACCATTTCGGCTTTTCCCATTGATGCCATTGCTCATGCCGTTAGCCTTAACGCAGCGTGATCAACAACAATGAAGTTTGCCGTGCCAGTGCAGTTAGAGTGGGAAGGCCAGCCTTGTACTGCCGTGATGGGTCCGTTTCAGCATTCAATGGAGCGCGAGTTTGCGCTTGCCACAAGCCGTAAAGCGCTCAAGGAATGCAACGATCCGGCCAAGCTCAAGGAAGTGGCCAATAACCTGCTGGAAGGCTGGGCGATGATGAATACGGCTCTCCAGGGCACCATGCTAGAGAACATGCAATTGCGGCAAGCTGTAGCAGTGCGGGATAGTTCGCTAGAGGCTGCGGAAGCTTTGCTTAACGAGGCCGTAAAGTCCTTGCAGAAATATGAGAAGCAATCAGCTTCGTCCAGAAAGGGTCTTTGGCCATGGAGGCGCTAAGCAAAAAGATTGTCCAGCCGGAAGTGTAGGCAAGATTGTACTTTCTGCAATCTCTTTCATAACCACTGCCTGTAACATGGCGCCCTCGGCTATAGACAGCCCCTTGGATTTCAATGCCAGTGCAACTATCTGGATGGGCAAAATCCAAGCGGTAGCGTTTGGAGCGTTTGCTTTTGGTATAGCGCTGCTCAAAATCAGCCTCCCAAGCCGGAATGTCGGAATACTCGCGCTCCAACGGAATGCCAGTAGCCTTGTCCCATTGCTTGAGAAACTGATCTTCAAGGGCGCTCAAAATCAGACGGCGGCTAGATGCACTGTAGCTGTTGCATGAAGAAAGGGGCCGAAGCCCCTTTCCATCTACCTTGTCATACCACGCCAAGCCGTGCCACGGCCCGCCATGCCGAGCCCCACCGGACCTGGCGCTAACACTTTAGCCCACTTTTGACAAAGTGACTACATTGCCTTGATTTTGATATTGGCCCGTATAGGGCGTTTCTACTTCTCCGCAACGGAAGAAAAGAACTTGCGCAATCCCCTCATCTGCAAACAAGCAAATAGGGAATGGGCTTGTATTCACAAAATTGATCGTCAAATAGCCGCTCCATGAGGGTTCAATTGGCGTTGCGTTTACAAGCAGCCCAAGTCTTGCGTAGGTGGATTTGCCTTTGACGATAGCGCCAATGTCATTGGGCATCGAAAACCGTTCCAGGCTGATGCCATTGCCAACGCTGCGCGGAGGTAGTTCATAGAAGAAACCCAGTTCGCTATGCTGTAGCACCAAGTCGTAAGTGCGAACGGCATTGTTCTTGGGGCATAGTGCTTGATCTTCGCTAAGCAGTTGATCGTCTTCAAACACTGAGAACTGCGCAGGAGACAGCCTGATGTCGTAGCCACATTGACTCAGCCCATAGCTTACTGCTTTGTGGCCATTGGCTTCACGCCGCTTTTCGCCTACGAAAGGCATGAGAATGTCAAGCTCTGCGAGAGCGTTGATTTCTTTGTCGTTGAGGAACATGGTGATTAAAGAGGAAAGGGCGCCGAAGCGCCCAATGATCGTTGTCGAGAAAAGCTCAGAAAAGATCGTCGCCGCCGCCAAGGGCTTCATTCACCCATACGCTGGCATAGCCTTTCGGGCCTTCCTTGTCGCCTTTCACTTTGACGCTGCCGGTGTAGCCAGGGGCTTTGTCAGAAGACCGTTTGGTGTTTTCCCAGACTGCAACATCAAGGGAATAGTTGCCGCGCTCATTGGGACCAGCAGCCTTGAGCTTGTTGAGCACGTCAGGCGTGAGGTCAATGGCAGCGGTGATAGGGGGCCTGTTGGCCATGAGTGTTTCTCCGTAGGAGTGATGGTTGCGCCCTTGTTCAGGGCTTGCCAATAATACCACCATTCCCGCCCATCGCCTACCCCTTGTCTGCCGTCATGGTGAAAGCGCGGCCACCGGGGTAGTGCTCTGCAAAGTATCGTTGCACGGTGTCCTGCATGATGCGCTGCTGTGCTACCAGCTCAAAGCCATCAAGTCGGACGAGTTGCAAAGTGGGAATGCTGTTGTCGTCTTCTGGGTCGTAGCAAGCCAGCACAGACCATGCTTCATCTACTGAGCATTGTTCCATCTGCTCAATGGCCAAGGCATAGCCACCAAGTTGCCGCTTGTAGTCCGCCAATTGCGACTGCGGCTTCACCTTGAAAGAGCTTTTCCAGTCGGGGAGAGAAAATCTGCGTGCTTTTGTAAAAGCAAATTGATCGACAGTGCCAGCCACCCCAACCTGCAACTCGGGATCGTACCAGGCGACGGCACTTTCTGTCATTAACGGCTTTTCAATGCCATCACAGTATTTGACATATTCAAGGGAGTCTTCATCGCAAATGGATTCAAGATGATCTTTGTCTCCCAACAGGAACGGTTCCATTAAGTAGAAGTATGGTTTCCACTCAGGAGCACGCTCCAAATGGTGCTCAATATCTTCGCCATTGAACCAGTCTTCCATTACTCCATGAAGCCAAGTACCCCTGTCGCTTGCAAGGCGAGTGCGTCTACGAGCCTCCGACTCACCAATTTTGCGTCGCCAATTAACAAGCGCCATGATCTTTCCCACTGGCGCCATGGCTGACAGCACCGTAGTAACTGAGGGCAGCACAGTGCCATCAGGGACGTTTGGGAACCCTATGCAGCAGTAGTGTCTTTTGCCATTGATGCTGATACGTTGCGGCTCATGCCGTTCCAAGGAAGTCATGGTGAGATCTTCAAGGCCGAGATCGTCGCCAAACACAAGATCTTCGTTTCTTTTTTCCATTGCGCTAGTTGTCTCGTTTCAGGCGATCAAGATGGAAGCCATCACGACGCTTGCCAGTTTCTCTGTCCCAGCATGTGTTGCAATCAGGGCATTGCCAAGCCACAGTGCCATCTACTCGCTGGTCGTAAATAGCAAACACTCGACTGAACCATTGCTTGCTTCCAAAGAGATGCTGTTGCTCTAAGGGAATAGACTGCCCTTCCCATGAGCTTTCGCAGGCGGGGCAGTTTTGCAAGAGGGAGAAATCAATAGACATGAGTTTGTAGAAGGTGGCAAGGGCAGTCTTGCAATGGAGAACCATCTTCCTCCATTGCCACTGCCCCATTGAAACAAAGTGCAAGGTTGGCTGCGGCCAGGTCGATCACTTTCCCGCCTTGAAAACCTCCACGCCTTTAATGGCTTGCTCAATGGTGCCTTCAGTGACGATGGCACGGAGCTTGTCAAGGTCGGAAGCCATGGTTTCCTTGGCGATGGTTAGCCCAGCTTCCTTGGCCCATGCTGTGACGAGGCACGTCACCACATTGGCGAACATGGCAGCGTCCTTGATGTCATCGCCCTTCGCTAGGCCAATGGCTTCCAATGCTCCTTTGCCTGCCTTCAGAGAGGCGTGCTCGCTGGAGAAACCAAGAGGGTTGGCTTTACAGAGCGCAAGAAGGCTTGCCTTGCCGTCGAACTGGGCGGGCTCATTGGCGGGAGCAATCCCTCCATTTTCAGCGTCTGCAGCAGGAGTCTTAACTTCTTCCGCCTTCGCGCTTCGCCGCGCAGCAGGCTTCGTTTCTTCCTGAGGATTCTCGCTCCCGGTCTTAGCTTTTTCATCGCTCTTGGGAATGTCCTCACCGGCATAAAGTTTCAGGCCAAGGCCCGTGAACGTGGCAATGCACTTCACGCTGGCTCGTTGAATGTTGTCGCTGACAGCGCGAGCATCAAGCTCTTTAAGAGCATTGTGCTTGTTGTCCATGAGCGGAAACACCAACGCAGGCGTGCGTTTGATGCCGTCTGTGAGATAGGGACGCAGGAGCCAGCAGCCTTCTTGGCCGAACACCGGCCAGCCTTCAGAATGCTCCTCAAAAGCCACGTAGCAATTAGGGAACTGCTCCTTAAGGTAGCGGAAAGCAAACGGCCATGACAGGTAGGACAGGCCCTTGTAGTTCTTCTCAACGTGCTCACCAATGGCCAGCTCGTAGGCGGCAGTGAACTGCTTGGCGCTGATCTCCAGCGGGGAGAAAATGCCAAGACGGCGTTCAGTGAGAAGGTGCTCAGTGGCGGCGGTAACAGGAAGGGTCATGGAAGAAGGAAACGCTTGTGGATCGTAAAGCATGAAAGAGTGGTTCATACCATGAAACTGTGGTTCATGCGACCATGGAAGAGTCAAGCTCTTTGTGGTGGTCATAGAAGAGAATGACCTTCTTAGCCTTTTCTCCTTCGTAGACGGTGAGGCTTTTACCAGGAAGGGGCCAGTCTTCAATGAGGCGCACGTCAGTAATGCCTTCTGTGCATTTTTCGTCGTAGCCATCTTCAAGGGCGCTTTGCTCAAAGCAAAGCAAGATTTCAGCATCAGGCCCACATTCGGCCAATGCCTTATTGAGCAGTTCTTGAAGCTCAGACAGTTTCATTAGGAGAGTCGGAAACAGTGTGGTCAATGACAAGGCTCCATGCGCCATTGGCAAGCGTTGCACTGCCTTCATAAGTTGGCGTGGAGCGAATGAGGCGTTCAAGAGCCTCGCTTTTGGAGAGGCGAGCATCAGCAGCAATGGAAGCAAGATGCTCGTTGGCAGCCTCGCTAAGCGTAAAATGCCGCTTAACTTTGCCGCCTTTGTAGGGACTTGTGGGCATAATCAGGCGTACCAAAAACCAACTTTTCTTTGAGCCGCTTTGTAAGCATCGGCAACTTCTTTAAGCCCGTTGGTGTCGAGTACCATCAGCAAGATGTCATCAGCGTTTGAATGGGCACTTTCGGGATCGTCTTCGTTAAGAGCGTTTAGCCGTTTCACGGCTTCTTCGGGGGCCATGGGAAACCTTTGTGGTTCGTAGCCACAATAGCCGCCCCCTTGCCATTGTCCACACCATTGTCCATAAGCCTTGCTTATCGTACGCGAAATAACCGCTCAACACTGTTTTTACTTTCACCGTGCCGGCCGTTTGCTGATAGTGAAGATTTGACAGACCCTTCCCAGACCTGTTCGACTGACGAAGGTGCGGCATATTCACTGACAAACACTGAATGCCCATCCTTTGCAAGCTGACTTGTCCACGACCAAAAAGCATCTGAATCAAACTTGTCTTTGTAGCCAGTGGTGCCAGCGTAGGGCGGGTCGCAGTACACAATGCTCTTGCCTGGAATCACCAACTCTTTGTAGTCGCAGCATACAAGCTCGACTCCCTGTAGCGAGTCTTTTTGCTTGAGAGTATTTTTCAATGCTTCTTCCTGATAGTTTCTCATGGTTCCAATCTTAGTCTTTACCACCCCGGCATAACCACCAAACCATTTTCCTGAATACGAACAGTTAAACCCTACCCATCCCACCATCCATGGAGCAATCTTGTCTCGGTCGTTCCGCACAATCTCGTAAAGCTCTTTTGATACAAAATACGGTGGCTGCCAATCGTTCATAATTGCCTTCCACATCTCAACGAGATAATAGTTACTGTCGCAGGCAGTTCTTTTTCCAGCAACCTTGCATATCATATTCATACCACCAGCAAACGGCTCCACATAAAACTGGTCAGGCTTTTTGTCGGCCAAAATGATTGGCAGTAAATGCTTGGCGATCCGAGCTTTGCTTCCCATGTATTTCATGATTGACTGATGCTAGGGCCTTTCCATTCAAGCCTACTAACGCGCCATTGTCCACACCTTCGCCCATTAGGGCTGCTTATCGCCGCTCTGTTGACGCCTGTGGCATCATGGGCATTGCCCTCTGCCCATGAGCGTGACGTTTTCAATCCTCGACTTCCTTGACCAGTTGGAGCCCAGCAAGGAGAAGGGCAAGTTCATCTGCCCTGCATGTGGCGGCAACGACTTCTCAGTGAACAAGGCAACTGGCGGCTACAACTGCTGGCACGACCCATCACCAGCTCACCGAGCAGAAGTGCGCGATGCGCTTGCACCTTTGGTTCGATGGGAAAAGCCACCAAGAGATCCAGGGGAATACACTTTCCCTTATGAAAACAAACAGCGCGAAAAAGTAGTCATTGTCAAACGCAGTGACAGCTCTGGCAGTAAGCAAATTTGGCAAGAGTTTCCCACCATTGAACAAGGCAGCGCCAACCATAAAACTCAACTTCAGGAAGTAAAAGCAGGCATCTTGCCTCTCTACTACCACGAAGCGATAGAGCTAAGTAAGAAAACCGGCTTGCCGATTTTCATTGTTGAAGGGGAGCTGACGTGCCAAGCAGTGTGGGCGCTGGAAATCCCCTGTTGCACGTTTCTAGGAGGCTCTAAGCAGTATCGCACTAATGGTGACTACTCCACGCTGTTCAGGGGCTATCAGCTTGTGCTGTGCCCTGACAGGGACGAACAGGGCGTTGCCTTCATGGCAGAGGTGGCGGCTGATAACCCAGGCTCGCAATGGCTGTATGCAGACCCGCGTTCGTGGGAATGGGATAACCTGCCGTCAGGCAATGGCTATGACCTTGGCGACTACATACCGGAAGGCGCCAGCAAGGACGATCTACTTTCTTCCATTGTCCCAAAGAACCGTCATGCTAATAGCGATGGCAAGCCGTCCTACGAGGAGATCATCGCCACCATCGAAAACTTTGTTGGCCTCTATGCCAATGATGCCCGCATTGCCTATGAAACTGGCAACTGGCTAGAGCAGCGTGGTGTCAAGATGGGGCAGCAGAACATTGACAAGATAATCACTGAGGCAAGAGCAAGAGTATATGGCAGAGAAGAAATTGAAGCCGTTGATGCGCTCACCATCGCTTCTTCTGATGCCGCAAGAGAATGGTTGATTGCAGGCATTGTTCCGCTTGGCAGTGTTACCTTGCTGGCCGCAGAAGGGGGCGTAGGTAAAACAACTATGATGTATAATTGGGCATTAAATGTAGCCCTTGGTCAGAATTGGAGTGGCAGGAGGTGTATGAAGGGCAAGTCTTTGATTATATCTGCCGACGAACCTTTGACAGATACCAGCGAGAAACTGAGCATTATTGGCTATCAAGAAGCCGGTCTAAATCCTGGCGACATTGTTTTTTGGGAGACTTGGCGCTTCGCTCACATGCAACAACTTGAGAACTACATTCGCAAGAACCGGCCCATCTTTGTCGTGATTGACAGCTTAACTGCTTGCCTCGCTGGGATGAACGTAGACCTCACCAAAAGCAACGCTGGTGACGTGCTCTATGGCCTACGTGATATGGCCAATAACTATCGCTGCTCCATTGTCATTCTCCACCACTTAAACAAGAGCGGAGGATTGCGCGATAGCAGCAGCTTCAAGGACAATGTAAGTGAAGTGGTCAAATTGTACCGCCCAGAAAACAACTACAACCACAGTCAATTTGTCTTGGAATGGCTCAAGAGCCGGAGTGGCCTTGCTGGCAAGCACATGCTTCAGCGGGATTCACTCAACTATGGTTGGAGCTATGCGGGGCCAATGGGCGGATCGTTGGAAGAGCTTGATCGCGTGGTGAACGCTGTGACGATGAGAAAAGGCGAGCGCTTCACGAAGCAGCAAGTAGCAAGCCTTTGCGGGAGTTTCGATACTGGCTCCACTGGCAAGCTTTTGGAAGTGGCTAGGCGTCAAGGGCTAATCACCAGCAGCTTCCAAGACGGTCCCGAAGGGCAAAAGACTCGCCTTTACCATTCTTGGGACTACGAAGCTCCGTCTCTTGATTTTGAGCTGGAGAAGAAAGAAGATCCCATCAACTATGATGAGTTTTTCTAGGAACCATGCGCATTATCTGGCAAGACGCCCAAGGCATTGACAACAAGCAAGAGCTTTCCGCCCCTCTCCCATCGCCCATTCCTGCCTCCATCAACAATGAACCAGAGCGCGACGATTCTATGCTTGACGAACACGGAGAAGGGCTGGGCGATAGCGAGGATGCTTGACAGCGGAGAGATTGAGCAACTCAGCTTTCCGTTTGCAAGCATAGAAAAGGCGCAGAAGTTCTGCGCCATTGCGAACTATGACAATCGTTTCATTCCTAGTGCATTGCCGCACATTCGGGAACGATTCAACAAAGAGGGCTAACGCCCTCTATTTTGCCATTTAGCGGCATCACGCTCTTTCTGACAGTTTTTGTCCTTGCCATAAAGCCATGCTTTCATGGACTGTCCAGATTTTGGGCCATTGCGAGGGAGTTTGATAATTTGAGGGTCGGGAGAATCCATTAGTGCGAATGTCTAGTGGGCGGCGCCGCGCAGTTCGGCGGCGAGGGCAAGGAGTTGGCGGCGGATTTTGCTACGCTGATCCTGCCTAATATGACTTTCCATAGGCGCTTGTTCAGGGAGCATTAACTCAAGGGGCGCCACCTGATCCACTGCAGCGATCAGCCCGGCCTCCAGGCCGCCAGATTTGTACGCATTCCGAATCGCCTGCGCGGCGGGGGATAGGGGTGGGGGTGGGGTGGTCATGGTTGGGTCTCCTGGGGCAGCTTGGATTCCAGTAATTCGATCAGCCTGTCTCTCCGATTGCAAAAATGAGTTCGATTCCCGTAGTACCAGCCATCGCGTGATGACTGATACAAGTGAGTGAGAATCATTGATATGTCTCTGTACTCAAGATCGACGGAGACTCGGTACCTCGCCATTACTCGACCTCCGCACCGGGCACCGGCAGGGCGTGGTAGGGACCAGGCGGGAGCGGCTGCCAGTGAGTGATCTCGCCTTCGCGTACAGCGATAGCCGCAAAGTCCGCCCAGTTCTCAATCTGCTCGTACCAGCCTTCGGGCCAGTAAAACTTATCCGTTTCTTCATCGTACTCGCCATCGTCGCTTTCGCCTGCTGGAGAGTCTTCGCGCCATGTTGCGGGCACCCATTCAGCGATGATCGTTCGTCGCTTGCCCAGTGCATTCAAGTAGTAAGCAAGCACTTTTTTACCGGGTTCCGGCAACCGCTCACTCACCGGCACCGACTCGATGGTGGGGCGGGCGTAGCGGGTGAGTGCTTCTAGGTCGCTGGCAGTCAGAGTGCCTTGTCGCGGCTCATCAGTTCCGGCGTGCAGGGCGTGAATCTCCTCTGGGTCTAATCCTCGAATTAGCCGACGCTGCTCCAAATAGTGGGCAACCCTGCTGGCGGCATCCGTCACTCCCTCCGGCTCGGGCTGGGCCAGGGCGGTGCGGGCGCGTTCCAAGACTGACCAGTCCTGTTCCAGGTTGTCACTGTCAAAGTCGTAGTTTTCAACTGCCCCCACCAGCTCAGCGCACAGCGCACGGAAATTGGATTCAGTCATTGTTGTTCTCCGGTAGTGGCGGGACGCCCCCAGCGAGCAAGGACGGCGAGGGCGAACTCAAGCAAGAATGAAGGACGTGTGGCCTCGTCTTGTGGAAGCTGCTTCCACTCAATGTCTTCCGCCAGCTCGGCTATGTCGTGCTCTGTCGGCCCCTCCGGCTCAGGCTGGGCCAGGGCGGTGCGGGCGTTGGCAACAAGTTGCTGCTCGTCTTTGAGTCCTGCATCAATAACAGGTGCGTATTCAACGTAGCCCTCTAGTGCATCTAAAAGCTCAGCGCATAGCGCTTTCCAGTCAGCCATCTAAGTTCTCCTCACTTGTGGGTTGATCTTGTCCAGCAGCATGGGAGCAGCCCGCTAAAAACGCTTCTCTCAAGGCCCAGCCAAACCAAAGTGGGCCGCCTAACTTGCTAGACGGTACATCGGCGGAATCAAGCACACGTTCGACATAGCGATAAGCGGAGAGCACTTCAGGGTGAAGACCTTTGTCATCACTCTGTCTGCGAGCAGTATGCTCTGGGGTGAGATCGTTCATGGGATCAGTCTCCTTCACTTGTGAGGAACACTCGTCTTGCTATGCTCTTGTCAATTTCTTTGATGGTTGCCTCGGTTGGGTGAAAGCGTCCCCAAACGATCCAACGTCGCATGGGATGAGCGTCAGAGACGTAAGTGATGGAGAAGACGTAGCAACCGGCGGCCTCCATGCCTTCCGCAGTCATCAGAGCGCGGAAGTCATCCATTGCGTGCCGCTGAATAATCTCAGCCACAGTCGTAGCCCTCCTGTCTAGTGGGAATGGTGTCACAAGGTTTGTTGCAAGTCTTGCAAACGTAATAGTGCGTGGTGTGGCCTGCAACAGAGCATGGCGCCTTGCAGCAGTCAGAGAGAACCATGCTCTCTCCCGAGGTCGTAGATAGCCCTGAGAGATCCAGAGAGAGTGGCAGAAGATCGGTCGAACAGTAGTTCAAGCTCATCGTCAGAAGCGATGGGGCGGGCGGGTTGTTCAGCAACGCCAACTGAATGGCGACGCAGACTTGAGCGAAGCTGTTGTTTGGTGATGACGGTTTTCTTCAGCTCCAGAAGGCAGGCCGCCAAGTAGCTGTCAGGGTGTGATGGGTTGGAAGCAACGCTTTGCACGCGCTCCCATTGGTGGGCTGAGGCTTGTGTCATGGCAGGAGGGAGGGGCAAAGGGAACGAGCAGCATTGTGGAACAGCACAAGGTTGCTGTCCACTTGCTTGCCATTGATTTCCACCATTGTTGGCGCTGTCCTCACGTAAGAGTCGTAGAAGGCAACGCGCAGGGCACTCTCAGACGACGCTCCACCGTTCCTGAGGGCGCAGTAGGTGTTGGCTGCTGAGTAGGGAAGGATGGTCTGAGCAGAGGCCCCTAGAGGGGCTAGGGCAAGAGCCAAAAGCATGAAGCGCATGGGGAACTGGTCGAGGGACTCCGGCATCATACCCACAAACAAGCCCCTTGCCAAGCCCGCCCAGTGTGCCAGTCAGTCAAAGCGTCCCTGGAGATTTGACAGTGGCTCTAAAATCGTCCCGAGCAGTTTCTCGCGCAGAAACGCGCCTGGGGGCTGCGGCACGTCAACGAGCAGCTCAGGCATCTACGCCCTGCGGCGCTCCCGACGAGAAGGTGGCTTCGATGGGGAGGGGAATGTTGAGCAGCAGTTCACCATCCCCTTTCGCAGAAGCGCGATACGAGCAGGCGAGCCCCAAGCGAGCTTTTTCAGAGCGCTTCTTAACCATCCCTTCCAAACTACTTTCTTCATAAACCTTCGCAAAGAAAGCACCGACGCGCAGGCGAGCCCCAAGCGAGCTTTTTCAACGGTGCTTTCTTTCACTTTTCCTTTGCTTAGACTCTTTAAGACACCATCCAACGGCGTCCTACGAAGGATTCTCGGCATGAGTAAAAAGCCTCGCATGCGTCCAGTGTTCGATCTCGACCCCATCACGGGAAGAATCGTTGGTGACGCAACAAATAACATGGGCGAAGGCGGCAACTATATTCCCGCAAAGAAAGATAGGGAAAAAATGCTATTTCCAAGGCTTAGTGGAAAAGCAACAGAAGGAGGCTTCATTCGTCAACGCAAAGACTTTATTAACTTCTTCGCAACTGATGATCCTCGTTATCCTGACCGCTCAGAATTAGCAGTACCAAAGAACTTTGCTTTTGGAAGACAGATTAACATTGACCTAGAATTTCGCGTGAAAGGAAGGAACTACGACAAAGTAACTGGTTATGTTTTGCAATTCTGGCAGCCAATCGTTAGCCCTGTTGCCGGTATTCGCATACAAAATGGAACACTGGCAGTAGTATCAAGAAGTGCCGGAGGCGCGTTATCAATGAAGCTAGAAAATAAGAAATGGTACGATTGGCAATTGCAATTTAAGGCAGGGGACAATGGTTTCATTCGCGTTATTGACGATACTACTGGTAAGCTTATTGGTTCAAGGAATGGAACAATAAATGCAGGATCACAAGCAGGACAAACACTAGCTGATACCGTCAAGCCAAAGTTTGGTTTCTATGGCAATGCGTTAGATGGTGTTAAGACTGACTTTCGTGACTTTGCCATTGCTTTGGAAACCCTCTAAACTGCAGGGGCATAATTTCGGCTCATGCTTAAGCCTCTCCACCCACACGCTCCCGACAGGCTTCCCTCCTTGGAGCACAACGGCATCTTCATTGAAGTGTTGCAGCATCACGGCTTCGTTACCCCAGCAAGAGGCCCTCTCCCTCAAGCTCGTATGCTTTATGGCGCCAAGAATCCTGCTGATGGTGAACGCCACTGGCGAGGCAGCTACGAAGAAATGGTGAGCCTTATTGACAAGGGCTTCGCTACAGGCGACAATTGACGGACTTCCTCTTTCTCCCATGGAACCCACTAGCATCATTTACGATTTGATGAACGAACTGTCTCAAATCGTTGCGCAGAAGAAAGAGCTTGAAGCTCAAGAAAAAGAGCTGAAGGCTACCCTAATAGAAGCAATGCGCGATGAAGGACTAGACAGCATTTCCCTTGACGAGGGCAAGGCTCACATTCAAAAGCGTGCAGAGAAGGACTATGGGGAAGAAATCAGGGAGCTGGAGATCACCTTGAAAGAACGCAAGAAACTGGCTGACGACATGGGAGACTTTACTGTACTGTCTCAGAAAGAAAGCATTGTGTTCTCTCTTCCTAAAAGCTAATGGCTCCTTCCCATAGAAAGAACCGCAGTGTCCCTGAGCATAGCTTTGAGGACGAAGCAAGCTTGCTGAAATATGGCTTGGAAGTATTGACCAAAGCAGGCTTAACTGTTGAGCAAGTGGACAGGCTTCGCAATAGGGCAGAGCCAGGCGAAATGTTTGATAAGGAAAGCACTCGTCTTAGACGCTATGCCACTGCTGAGCTTCTTGCTGCCAACCTTAGCAACTCGCAAATTGCCAAGGTGTTTAAGCAGAGCAAGGCTGTAGTGAATGCTGACAGACAGCTAATCAAGCAAGCCTACGTGGACGGCATTCTCGCCACTGCAGACCAATGGCGAGCCAAGCTCTTAGACGAGCAAGGTGAGCTAAAGGCAAGGGCGATGGAAAGCTTTGAACAAAGCAAAAGACGCACTGTCAAGCGTGTGCAGCAGCGTCACGGAGAGGATGTTATCACCGTTGAAGAATACAATTCTGCTGGTGAAAGCAGTTTTCTTACTGTTGCCAAAGGCTGCTTGGAGCAGCAAGCTCGCTTGCTTGGCCTGTTTGACAACAAACCCAAGAACGACGACAACGACGAAAAGAGCTATAAGAAGTTTCTGGCTAATTTGAGCGCTGAAGTGAAGAAAATTGGAAAGGCAGAAGCTGCTGCCCAAGATCGTGCTGGAGCCATTGACACCACTGCAGAAGCGGAGCTAGATGACGATGGAGAGCCAACTGGCAACAGTAGGCCAATGCTGCCTGTAGAGGCTGAAGATGACGATGGTTGACAACGGGACAAAGAGCAAGCAGACTTCCCTTGTCTCTCATTTCCCATTGTGTCATTCTCTCCCGACAGCGTTGATGGCTTCTTGAAGGCCGTGCGCCAAGCAAAAAGCGCTAAGCGTCAAGCTGTAGACGCTGGCCTGTCTGACCAACTTTCCGACCCTGACTGCATTGGCGTGCCTGCAGACTTCTCGCGCTCCGTTGACAAGCTGATCGAGCGCTATGGCGATGAAGCTCTGCGCTCCATTGCTCTATGGGCCATTGGTCGCTGGACGCAAATTCATCAACGCATCCTTGAACAGCGCATGATCACTGGTGACTTACAGGGAACAGCTCTCACTTCTAGCGATCTCGCCAGGCTTACAACGGCATTGCGCTCAGTAAGTGAAGTGGGAAGTTTTGGAGGGGATGAAGATTGGCGAGCAATGCTTAAGGAAGACCTAGGACAGGCTGTTCTTGAAACAATGGAAGAGCTTGGCTATGACCCTCTCGGGGAAGGGCAATGATCCGGGGCAACGCGATGGAGCTATACCACGCTCGGTTGAGTGATGGAAGAAAGACCAGCTTGAGCGCCGCAAGTATTGACCTTGCTTGGCTACTGTTTCAGCGGCAACTTCCTCCAAGCGTCTCGATTCTGTTCGTCCATGAGTACCAAGATGATGCAGCCGATTAGGACTGGGCCAACTCTGCCGCCGAAAGTGCGGATTTGTCTGCCGCCCATCCTGAGGGAAGCTTTTGAGGCAACGGCTGCAGAATGCCCCCACCCTGCATGGCGCAAGCTGGAGCAGCGCGGCAGGCATTTTGTCATTGCCACTAATGAGCTGGAGGATATTGAGGAGGTGGCCGATTGGGCTAGGGCTGCCCTTGTAGAACCACCTGCACCGCTCACGAAGGCGCAGCGGCAGGGTTATCAGGCAGTCGTAGCCAGGGCTGCTCAGTGGGCCATTCTGGAACCTCTAGGGCCATGCCACTTCATCGCATCGGGCTGGCGACAGGCAAGACTCGGCAGGGGGAAAGTGGTGAGTGGAGGCGGGAAGCTGCTGGTATAAGCAGCGCTAATGGCTTTTCCCATTGACCTTTCCTGTCATCGTCCCCACAATAGAAGAGTCCCTCAGGCAACGACCATGACTGCTTCCATCAGACGTGATTCGCTTGGCACCAGCGCTTTCACCGGGGAAGGCCGCTTGGTGATGACTATGAACCAGCCAACTGTTGCGTGGTCTTTTCGCATTGTTGATTTAGAGCGTTGGATGACAACGCTTGAGACGGTACTGGACGAGAATCCCGGCAATCCTCATTGCAGCGATCTTATTTGTTTGCTCTGCTCGCTGAAAGCCGCGCATGACCAGCACATTGAGCAGCATCAGGCCGTGGTAACGGAAGCCCCTACGGCTGACGATCAACTGGCTTACCTAGCCGCTTACGCTACTGCCATTGGCAATGGAGGACTGGCATGAGCAATCAACACCGCGCCATTGCTGAGCGCCTCGGCTGCTCGCAGACCACGGCGCGGCGGCTGGTAGCAGCCTGACCGCCACGGCCCGCCGGAGTCGCATCCAATCCGGCAGCACCCCTTCACCTCACCACAGAGACACGTCCATGACTGACAGCCAAACAGTCAACATCAGCGAGACGCTTCGCCTGCACTCGCTATGGCTTGCCGGCGATCCTGCTGGCGTCCGCGCCGATCTGAGCGACGCCGATCTGCGCTACGCCATTCTGAGCGGCGCCGATCTGCGCGACGCCGATCTGCGCGGCGCCGATCTGAGCGACGCCGATCTGCGCTACGCCAT